AATCTAATTCCTTTCTCAATCTACTTTTTTATGTTTAACCCGATCCAGTTCCATACGAGCAACCGTATCCACTGTGTGCTGGCCTTTGTCGTCCAAAACACGATATATATCCAAGAGATTTTTTTCGTTAGAAGAGAGATTCTGTGTGAATGTCTCTTTAACCATCGGAACATCATAGCCGATCAACCAAGCTTCATCAACGTGTAATGCTTTAGCAATTAGATAAATTCGGTCATGTTTTGGTTTGGCATATCCGCTCATATATTGAGATATAGACGATTTTGGAATACCAGTTTTATCACTAAGTTCTTTTGCACTCATTCTATTGTATTTTAATGCTTCAATAATTCTATCTTTAATTTCTGACATATTTATATACCTCACGATTTAATTATATTGAACAAAATTAAGTAAATCAACAATAAAGTTCAATAAAATTAAATAAACGTGTTGACAAAAGAGTTTAATAAAGTTAAACTTTAGTTGTCAAATGAAGGAGGTGTTAAAAATGAAGTTTGATTTTAACGCTTTAAAAGCTAAAATGATCGAGAAATATGGGAGTCAAAACCAATTTGCAGAAGCGTTTGGAACATCTGAAAATACAATGTCTCGAAAAATGCAAAGTAAAACGCCATTTTCACGAGATGATATCGTTAAAATATGCGATATGTTAAATATTCCGAAAGACCAAGTAGGATATTATTTTTTTACAGAAAAAGTTTAAGAATATTAAACTTATTTTAAAGAACACTACCAACGACTACCACAGAAAGGAGGAAGACGCATGGCAAAGACATTATTAGGATACAAAGACGTAATGTCACTAGGAATCAACAAAGTAATGGCATATCGGATGATCCATATGGTTCAGGAATCCGAGGAATACAAGAGTTCAAATGTATCTAAAGTCATTTGTGGTTCCAAACAGGTTCCAATCAGTATGTTTACCAACGTTTTTCCTGAATTCAAAAAAGCATGTAAGGAGATGTGGGGATAAGCCAATTTACATTGGTGCGGTACTTGAGGATGGGAGGAAAGGAAAAACAAATGGAAGAAAATAAAGTAAAAGATCTTATTAACGCTTTAAATCTAGTGAACGAACAAATGGTACAGAAAAAAGAAATAAGCACAATAGCTGTTGCTGTCAAGCTTGAGGGCTTGGATCAGATAAACGAGGAACTTGACAAAATGCTTATTAAATTAGAAAAAGCCAACTCATTGGCAGATGAATTGACTTCAAAATTAAAGAATGAATTGGATATTGACTGCAGCAAGGTAGCTAGGGCTGTTTCTACGGATTAAAAAAGTATGCTCGTGGCATACAAAGGAGAATATATGCAGATTACAGTAATTCGAAAATCAGACAATTCAGTCATCACTCGTATCTTTGAGGATGAAGAAGGAATCAAAGAGATCACAGATGATGATTATGAGGTCTTAATTGAAAAAGACTCGAATTAACGAGTCCCTATTTATCTAGATTGTTGTTAGTGCTTTTATCTGGATTACTACGAATGAACTTAGTGCCATCAGAGTTCTTTACACCGTGATACCCATTTACTTCGCCTCTCACAGCTTTGTTGTAAGCTTGGGTATTCGTGTATACAACGCCGTTGATACTCACTCTGTTGTTTAGTCCAGTAGAAGTTTCTGAAACAACTTTAACTCTAGCTCTTGCCATTAGATACACCTCCTTTCAAAGGAAAATTGTATCACAGGTTAAATCAGAAAAAGTATGCTACGAGCATACAAAGGAGAAAAGAAAATGAATTATGCACTTATATTTGTCTATTCAGCTTTTACCAGTTTGATCGTGTCGTTCTTTGTGTCAATGATCATAGGCAACACAGTCGGAATCCATTATCTGAACAAACATGATAAGGACTGGCAAAATATGCTGAATAGAATACTGGATGACCTAAAAAAGCATACACGTGTTTAAACGCATATGCTTAGAAAATCTAGACCGAGTGGAGTGATGGAAATGAGACCTTTTTGCACATCTAATGATCGAATTTCTGGATCACTTTCAAAAGGCACTTTATTCAATTTGTAGTAAGTACTTGTTTTAAAAACATCGTACACGGACTCATCAGCAATCCATTGCTCATAATTGATAGAAAGAAAGCCTAATCTTTGCAGATTGACTAAAGACGAAGCGTAATAGTCTGGTTCCTTTTCAAAGGTCGACGAACCCTTTAAAAGAAAAACGTGTTCCATAAGCATATTGGTACTTCCATTTTCTCTTTTTAGCTGATAACAGGCTATCGGTTGATTATGCTTGCCTTTAAAGGTTTCTAAGATTTTAGCTTCATTTGGAGTCAATTGCTTTATTGCTTCAACAAAGAACGGGTGAGCTTTATCGGTAGCTCTTGTATCGCATGAAGCAGCAATCAACTTGGAAAACATTTCTCTATACTGAGGCTCTTCAAAATAGAATTTGGAAGCTTCTAAAGCAGGGCCAAGTATATTCATCTTAGGATCCTGAAGATTTTCTTCAGGAATAGCAGATAAGCGATTACTCACTTCTTCTGCATAGAGTCTAAGGTTGTTTTCTGAATCGATTTTCTTTTTGCCATACCAGGTTTCAAGTCCCATGGTAAAGCCTTCCCAGGCATGAGCTAGGGTTTGGCCAATAGAGTTGGCAACAGGCTTAAATGTTGCGTTGACAACCTCAGGCAGTTCAATCTTAATCGTTAGCTGATTATCTGACATATAAATCACCTCCTTCCAGGATAGATAGTATCATCGAATTTTCAAAAGTGCACATAAACAAAAAAATTCTCTGGGCAGTATTTGAGGTGTCATTTCAAGCATAGAAAGGAATAGATTCCATTAGTGCTCATTGCTATCGTCAAGAATCATGGTTCTAGCGCTACCTACAAACATTCGCAGAATCTAGATTCTAAAATATGAGGTCCCCTTATCATACTGACATGGCAAAATCTGAATGACATGAAAATATCTCTTGTTCGCAAATCAAAAGAAATAGACGCTGTTTTGTTTTTATCGTAAAAGAATGAGGTGAAGAATCGCCTCCAAAACTAATTATTGCTCTAATATCTAAAAATTAATCGGACAAAAGTGTTCGCACACAAAACAGTAACCAAATCATGTTGATCAGTAAGAAGTGGCACCTCAAGTGCTGCACCAGAACGTAGTAGAACATAGTAGAACGTAGTAGAAACGTAGTAAAACGCAGTAGAAAGGAGTAGAACATGCAAGAATTATTACCACTTGGAAGTGTCGTAGTTCTTAAAGAAGGAACTAAGAAGTTGATGATTATCGGAAGACTTCAACAAAATGTAAAGACAAAGAAAATGTACGACTATGCAGGATGTCCATGGCCAGAAGGCTATATGGATAAGGAGCATTGCTACGTATTCAATCACGATGATATTGATCTTTTGTATTACTTGGGAATGCAGGATATTGAAGAATTCAATTTTAGATTTAAATTGGATGAAATGATGGAAAAAATAGAAAGTGAAGGATTTAAACATGCCAAGAGCAAACACAACAGCCAATAAAGAAACAGTTAAGAAAGCAGATGCAGTAATGGAAAATCAATTGGAGATTCCTAATTTCAATTTTGGTCAGCCAGTCAAGGAACAACCGGAAGTGAATGTCCAGATAATCTTTGAAAAGGGTGGAATCAGCAAGGATGAAAAGGATGATTTGTTTATTATGTATGCATTCGCAATCATCATTACAGTGCTGAACTTTATCTTATTGTACAAACAAGTGTGGTAAAGAAAGAAGGTTCCTATGGAATTTAATGTAAAAAAAGACCACTCATGTGAAAGTGGCCAATCAAAAAACTAACAAATTAATTATATACATATAACTCAAATCTTGCAACCTGGGTATTGCCGTAAGTGACGTGGTCTGCTAGAAAAAGGATCATTCTTTTCACAATTCAGTACCTACTTAAACATTGTCATAAATAATGCAAGCACGTTAAAAAAATCCATGATCGTAACTGGTTAAACTTCCTAAGATAAAGCAAAAAAACACGTTTGAATTTGGGCATAAATAATTAGCAGATTGTGATATCCAGGTTGCAGGGTTTGAGTATGAATGAATAAGGAGAAAATCAAAAATGAAACAGTTCGTATTAAAAAAGAACGGAAATGAATTCGATGATGAGTCGAAAAAATATAATGCAATGAATGACAAACCAAATGAGCTTTATGAAAAGCTACAAGGTGATGTATCGGAAGAAGAAGGCGATGCGATTATAGAAGAATTTCAAAATCTCATTAAGAATTGCGGAGCAGCATTTGAATTGAGAGTGATTCCTGGCTTCGATAGTCCGGTTGTAACTGGTGAATTCAAAGCCGGCTCTTTGATTTTTGGAATTACCACAAATATGAAGCCTGATCTAATCACCGAGTGCTTCAAAGCGTGTACGCAGGCTTTTTCCAAAGAGCTTGAAAGACAAATCAATATGAACAAAACAGGTAAGCACCATGTCCATTAGAGCAGGTAGATACAACACGAAGCTGCATAAGTATGAAGACATTATTCTTCCTGATGAATGTAGAACGTATGAAGATGATATGGAAAAGATGGTGCCATGTGCACAATGCGGAAGAATGTTCAAATTCAGTGAAATGTACACATCGAGAGAAGTACATACTGCACATGGATTTGGATATGCGGTATGCGCAGAATGTTACGATGGCGAAACGGACAGATTTCTAAAAGAACATGAACCATCCAAGGAGGAATAGCGATGCCATTCTTTAAGGATATCGACGATTGGAGAGAATGGAACGACAACCGTTATATAGATGATTCTGGTGAACCAGAAGAAGAAAGAGAGGATGAATCAAATGAAGATGAAGAATGTGATCAAGCATAAATTACCAGCTACTCATGAAGAGTGGCTGGATAATCGTCTAAAAGGAATCGGTGGATCTGATGCCGGTTCTGTTCTAGGCATGAACAAATACAAATCGGCTTATGCACTATGGTGTGAAAAGACTGGCCGAATCCACAAGAACATTGACAATGAGCGTATGCGATTTGGCCGAGATATGGAGGATTATGTAGCAAAAAGATGGGAAGAAGAAACTGGCAAGAAATGTCGAAAAAGTGGATTTTCATTTCAATCTGTAGATCATCCATTCATGTTGGCCAACGCTGACAGATTGGTCGTTGGAGAAGATGCAGGTCTAGAAATCAAGACAACGTCTGAATACAACAAGGATATGTATCAGAAGGGAAATATTCCGCCTCAGTATTATGCACAGTGTATGCATTATATGGCGGTTACGGGTCTTTCTAAGTGGTATATAGCTATTTATATTCCAGGAGTTGACTTGTACTGCTACGAGGTTTTAAGAAGCGATGATGAAGTAAGTGCATTGATTGAGGCAGAAGAAGAATTCTGGAACTGTGTTGAGAACGATATTGAACCGCCAATCGATGGTTCGGATTCCACTGCACAAGCAATCAGTGAACTTCATCCAGTAGAAAATGATGAAGACAATATTGTGGATCTAACTCCATTGCAGACGGAACTGGATGCTTTGCAGATGGTTAAAGATAAAATCAAGGAGCTTCAGGATATTCAAAAGAAGCATGAGAATGAAGTTAAGAACTACTTAGGTGATTTTGGTATTGGAACATCCGACAAGTTCAAAGTTACATGGAAAACATCGATATCAAATACATTCGATACTAAAGAGTTCAGAAAAGATGAGCCTGAACTTTATGATCAATACTTAACACAGAAGAAAATGAGAAGATTTTTAGTCAAAGAACAGTAGGAGGATAAATACATATGACAACAACAAATCAACAAGGAATGATTGCAAAGAAGCAGTCAAACACTGTGGCCAAAAAGCAATCAAAGACCATCAAGGAGTATATCTCAGTGATGTCAGGAGAAATCGCAAAGGCATTGCCTAGCGTAATGACTCCAGAACGATTCACACGAATCGCATTATCTGCAGTATCTAATAATGCCAAGCTAGCATCATGTACACCACAGTCATTCTTAGCAGCTATGATGAATGCAGCACAACTAGGATTGGAGCCAAATACTCCACTAGGACAAGCCTATTTGATTCCGTATGGTGGAGCTTGTCAGTTCCAGATTGGTTACAAGGGATTGATTGACCTGGCATATCGTTCAGGCGAAGTCAAAATGATTGATGCTCAAGTCGTTTATGAAAACGATGAGTTTGAGTATGAGCTTGGAATGGATCCAGTGCTTAAACATAAACCTGCAAGAACAAATCGAGGTAAGCCAATCTATTATTATGCAACGTTCAAATTAGTGAATGGTGGCCAAGGATTCCAGGTCATGTCGTATGAAGATGTTCTTGATCATGCGAAAAAATATTCTAAGTCATATAGCAGCGGCCCATGGAAAACAAACTTTGATGAAATGACCAAGAAAACAGTTTTAAAGAAATTGTTAAAATATGCTCCTTTGAAAACTGAATTCGTTAAGCAAGTGAATACAGATGAATCAATCAAGACAACGATTGAAGAAGATATGACAGAAGTTCCAAACGAATTCTTTGATGCAGAATATCAGGAACAACCTGGTGAAGATCCAGCAACTGGAGAAATCAAAGAATAATGCGTTATCAGTTTGTAGTACCAGGAGAACCGGGGTCCAAAGGAAGACCTCGATTCTCTAATCGTGGTAAGTATGTAAGTGTGCATACACCACCTAAAACAGTTGAATATGAGAATCTAGTACGATTAAGCTTCATGGAACAGTGTGGCACTCCAAGCATGCTGGAAGGGTCCCTGGAAGTGAAGATTTTCGCGTATTTCTCGCTACCTAAGAATGTATCAAAAGTGAAACTAAATAAGATGCTTGCAAATGAAATCCAACCACAAAAGAAGCCAGATTCCGACAACATTGCAAAAGTTGTACTGGACTCTTTAAATAAAGTGGCTTTCGAAGATGATAAGCAAGTATCAGACCTGCATGTCTTCAAGAGATATGCGCAGAAACCATGTGTGATGGTTGTTATAAATGAAATAGAACCAGAAGAAGAATAGAAAGGATTGCATATGTCGGAAATCAAGGATAATAGCAAAGTTTATTATTGGATCAAGTTGAAGACTGATTTTTTCGAAAGTGACGCAATCGATTTTCTTTTATCCCAGGAAGACGGATGTAAATACGTAACCCTATACATAAAATTGTGCACCATGACATCAAACACAAATGGTGTTTTAGCTACAAAAATTGGCAATATATTAGTTCCATACACTGTCGATAAAATTGCACGTGACACAAAGTTTTTTTCCGCAGACACAGTCAGAGCGGCCCTTGAATTATTCCAGAATTTAAGACTGATTGTAGTGTCTGAGAACAATGTGATGAAGATTGCAAATTATGAATCGATGATTGGATCAGAAACCGGATGGGCACAAAAAAAGCGATTGTATCGTGAAAATAAACAGAAAAATCCGTCTGAAAAGAGTCCTAAAAAAGGCTCAAAAAACACTCGAAAAACGAGCTCAAAAACAGAGAAAAAATCGAAGGACAAAGTGGAGGACATTGTCCCGGACAAAAAAAGGACATTGTCCGATAAGAGATTAGAGTCTAGAGATAAGAGTCTAGAGTCTAGAAATAAGTCAGTCAGTAGTCAGAAGTTAGATAGTGTGGCTGCGTCAAAAAGTGCAACAAACGAAAATGTGCAGACTGACTGGACTGACTGTTTTGTTAAACCGTCCATTTCAGAAATCGTGGACTACATCCAGGAACACAACTTGAACGTAGATGCCAAAAAGTTTTGGAAACACTACGAATCTACCGGATGGAAGACAGGCAAAGATCCTATCAGGGACTGGAAAGGGCTTTTGAAGAAGTGGAGCAAAGCGGAACGTGAAGAAGATAATCCAGGAATCGGAGCAATCCAGCTGGATGAGAAATTCTATGCTAAACCAGTCCAAATGTCAGAAGAGCAACTGCATAGCGAATTAGTGCAGCTGCAGGAAAAAATCAAAAATGGAGAACTGTGAAAATGAAAAACAAGAAACAAACCTCAGAGCAAGAGTTGAAATATGCACCTGGTGATAAAGTGATCTATCACTGTGCAGGAGTGGACAGAGAAGGACTTATCGCATACGTTGACGATACAGACAACGTAGCACCATACCGAATCAACGGCATGAACATTCGTGAATCGGATATCGTTGAGAAAGTAGCAAAACGACGTGGAAGACCCGCTGCCAAAAAGCAAGTCGAAGAAAAAACGGAGGTCGTAGTCAATGCAGAACCTAAGCAGAAACCAGAAGAAACTCAGGCGGTTGAATCCATCCAGAAAGAAGAACCAGATGTCGAGCCGACACTTGTTGAGAAGTATCAAGCCTTCAAGAGTACGATCAACATGGCGGAATTCAACGAGCTGGTCGACTTGGTTACTGCAGACACGAAAAAGATGCGTGAGTTGATGGTCAAATCCATACAGGCAATCGCGAATGATTGCGGATTGAAAGCGTGAGCCTATGCAGGATATCAACAGAGTGATTCTGATTGGCCGATTGACACGTGATCCAGAACTCAGAAAAACAACAAACGGAACAAGCGTGTGTTCGTTTACTTTGGCAGTCAATCGAAGACAGAACCAAGATGGAACACAAGATGCAGATTTCATTCAATGCGTGGCCTGGAACAAACTGGCCGACAACATCCAGCTGTACCAGAAGAAAGGCAATCAGCTAGGCATTGAAGGCCGAATCAATACACGCTCATACGACAACCAGCAAGGGCAGAAAGTTTATGTTACAGAAGTCGTTGCAGAGAATGTAGAGTTTTTGACACCTAGAAATGATTTTAACGAACAAAACACTCTAGGAGTTACAAATACCTATGGCACTCAAAATTACACTCAGAATCAATCGTATGGAACTCAGACAAAGAATTACAGTCAATCGAATGTGCAATATGCGCAAAGCTTGACTCAACAAGCCGAAGTAGATGCTCTTGAGATTGCTTCGGATGATTTGCCTTTCTGATGAAGAATGGCGAAGTTTTAAAGAAGAAAAGACAACAAGGAGGAAAAGTAATGAAAGACTCAGAACTACGCATGATTGAGACAATGCTAAAGAAACAAGATGAGCTGAATTCGGCCATCATGAAAGAGTTTGGTTTGACTACAATTTCAAAGGAACAAATTGACTTATCCACACTTGATGAGATTGGTGAATTCACTCACGAACTCAAAGGTGACTGGTGCTGGTGGAAGAAATCTCAGGAACCAGTCGACAGAAACAAAGTCCTGGAAGAGTTGGCAGACATCTTTCACTTCGTCCTGATCTACGAATTACTTTATGGGAAAAGAACCTATTTGGATGATCCCGAGTACGATTTAGAAAGTCCTCGTGATTATATGCCTATGGTACAAATGGATATCGGCCTTGGAATAGCAACTGCATTGACACGCATTATTGATCTTGCAGATAGTCGATTGATGTATCTATTGGCACTAAGCGAACACTTAGGGTTCTGCCTGGAAGAAGTCTATGCAGCTTATATGAGAAAGAATGCGATCAACATGGAAAGGTTAAAAAATGGGTACTAGGTATGTGGATTAGAAGCCAAGATTTGAAAATATTAACAGAGATTCATGATTTAGATATTGATGGTGCTAATCAAATATGGAACGGTTGTTCATTACTTGGTAAGTACTCAAGCGAAGAAAAAGCGTTGGAGGTTCTAGATGAAATTCAAAAAGTTATTTCAGATAAGCGATATTGTGCGATTGATAATGTGACACGTAAAAGTTACATATTGAATAAAGGTGTTCATGTTTATCAAATGCCTGCAGATGAGGATGTTGAAGCATGACAGAAAAAGATTTAGAAGATCATATAGAAAAGCATTTAGATGAAAAGGAGAAATAAAAATGGGAATTTTAGGAATACTTACAATTGTTTTTATTGTTTTGAAATTAATTAATGTAATCACATGGTCTTGGTGGTTGGTATTACTTCCAGGAATCATTGAAATTGTATTTATCATTATTAATTACTATTATTGCTGGCATACTGGAATGCAAAAAATAGGAGAGAAAGAGAATGAATAAATATCAAGAATTGTTGCAAGTTCTTGAAAAAGAACATCAAATTGCGTGCGAAGCAGCAGACATAGAAGAGACTACTCGTGCCAAGGTATATTTTCAATTGTTGGGGAATCTTGCGGATAAAGAAACACCAAAGAAACCTATAGATATTGAGTTTGGTCCATGTAGTGATTTGATGCTATCTTGTCCAACTTGCAAGCATGGAGTTGTGCCTATTCCAACATATCATGGAAACAAATATTATCCACGATGTCCATTCTGTGGGCAGAAGTTAAGAGAGGAAGATAAAGATGACTGCTAGAGAAATGTTTGAAAAGCTTGGATATATGTGTTTTAACCATGGTGCTACAGTTTTGTATGTAAACGATTCAGATGATGATGAAGAAATTAAAAGCATTAAATTTAATTGTATAGATTTTACGTTTGATGTCTTAACTAATTACAATGAATCTTTTAGGATTGATTTAGCATTATTTGATGCAATTCAAACACAAATGAGGGAATGGAGGTGGATATGATGAAAACAAAACAAGAATACATAAAAGCGTTAAATGGAATGGAAGAAGTATATGACAACTTGGATGGTTGTATGAGTGCAATGAACATGTTCAAAGAAGGTGTAAATTTACTTACAGGATTAATAAATGAGCATTTTGAAGAAAGGCAAGAAACTAATTTTGAACATTACAAAGATGAAATAAGAGATGCAGACTTTGATTATGCAGTAAGAGACGGAAAAGTCATTCCATGTGATGGGTGCCTTTGCAGTGAATGTCTTTTTTTCGGTAACAACACTTCATGCAGTGTATTGAGAATCGAATGGTTATACCAGAAATATCAAAGAAAGTATAAATTAACTCAGTTCGAATGCGACTTAATCAAAGCGTTTGACCGTTGCAAAGAATGTTGTCTGCTTAATGAAATAGAATGTTTAAAAAAATTACGTGAAAAAGGGTACTTCAAAGGCATTGACCCTTTCACCAAGGTGCACGATATCATAGACAATTGTGAGGTGGTTGGGTGATCTATCTTATAGTTGGCCTTTTTATTGGAGGCTTTGTGAGCTTAGTAATGTATTCAACAATTGTGTCCGAAAGAATCAACAGTCTGGAGTGCCAGAATGAACAGTTGATGTATGAACTGGAACAAAAGAACAAGGACTTGCGAACATACAAATGTATGTATGCTAGTTCTTACGAAGGATTCGAGGAGACAAAGTAAATGAGTGGCGGAAGTTATAACTATATGTATTGTCGAATAAATGATGAATACGTTGATAGAATGTTTGATTCGCAATTAAATAGCATGATGAAAGATTTAGTTGATGTGCTGCATGATTTAGAGTGGTGGCAATCGTGTGATAGTAGTGAAGAAAGATATCGCGATACAGTCAGAAAATTCAAAAAGAAATGGTTCAAACAAACTAAGATTGATGTACAAAAGCAAATCGAGTCAAAGCTTGAACAAACAAAAGATGAGCTGCTAAAAGAGTTTGATTATTTGAAGGATGTGGAATGATGAAAGTTTTTTTAGTCGAAAACATAAATGACATTCATGATGAATTTGTAAGAGAAGCATGTGCTCGTTTAGATAGACAGATATGGGATCTGATAGGGTTTAGTACCAGATTTATTTCTATGGAATCATGCTTAGAACAAATTACGAATTACATCGTCAAATTAGAACGTGAGAATTTTGTGCTAAAAGAGTATAAGAAACACCAAGAAAAAGCGAACGAGAGAAGATATCGCGGTGGTGAGGAATCTTGGCACAGAGGGTCAGCTGTCGCAAAGAAGAAGTAGGTGGTTAAATTGAACAAATTAAAAGTAAATCAAATGTTGAATGATTTGAAGTCGGCAAACTATTGCTGCCATAGAATTATTGAATTGAACGAGGAACTAGAGGTTCTGAATCATAAAATGTTAGGGCTGAGTCATAATCCAATTAGGTTGACAAAGGAGCAGGAGAAATCCAATGCTCCTATGCCGACCTTTCATGGTTCTTATACAAGTCCTTTAGGAATGATGGAAGAAGAATCTCAAAAGGTGGCAGAAATTAACTATTATCGTAGACGTTTGAATGAATGTAAAGCGATAGAACTTTTATCTTTGCGAGACCAGAATATTTTGTTTGATCTATACTTCTGGAATATGAATACATATGATGTAGCCGATAAATATGGATATTCTAGAAAAGGGTTATGGAAACATATAAGAAATGAGATACACAGTTTAGTGTAAAAAAGTTAACCCATACAAAGTTAAAATAATAACTTTAAAAAGTTGACATATTAATTTTTTATGAGATAATATCTATGGGCATTAGAGAAATGATAGGAGGACTGCTTTATGCTTACAGCGTTTGGGAAGGAAGTCAGAAAAATTCGTTTAGATCGAGGAGAACTATTAAAAACAATGGCGGATAGTTTAGGTGTGAAATCATCGTATTTATCTGCGATTGAGCATGGAAAAAAAGCAATTCCAAAATCTTTTATTAGTTCATTAACTTCTTTATACAGTCTTTCACAGAATGAGATAGAAAATCTGGAAAAAGCAGCGGATTTATCTAAACAGAACGTGAATATAAATCTGATTGGGAAAGATGCTGATTTAGCGGGCTTAGCCAATGCTTTTGCTCGAAAGTTTGATTCATTAACAGAGAATCAAATCAAAGCTATTGAAAAAGTATTAAAGGAGGATTAGTTGCTTATGAGTACAATGTGCCAGGCGGATGGTTTGTCAAGAAATGAGATTCGATTAATTGCTAAAAGACTTAGAAAAATTTTCAATATTAAGGGATATTGTTTTCCGATAGTTAAGTTTCTTGATGTTGTGTTGCCAACAATTGATGAAGAATTTTCTCTGAGTATTGTTGAGCCAGATGAAATCACACCTGGACATTACGCTATAACATATCCTGATACTCATGAGATGGTAGTGCGGTCAGACGTTTACGAAAAAGCAATTAATGGAGACGGGAGATCTAGATTCACGTTAGCGCATGAATTGTTTCATTACCTTTTCCATACGGCGAATCACATTCGTTTTGCAAGAGCAAACGAAGAAATTCCGTTCTATATAAACCCGGAATGGCAAGCAAATACATTTGCAGCTGAGCTTTTAGTTCCTATGGATTTAGTAAAAAATATGAGTGCAAATGATATCGTGAAAAATTGTAAAGTATCTTGGCAATGTGCAAAGATACAAGTTGAAAATTTTAAAAAATAGACTATATTGAATGTTCAGCTTTTTTTGAACATTGTTTTTGAACATTGAATATAAAAAAAGAATCAAGCTGCAACTTGATTCTAAAATCTTGAGATGAGCACACAAAATGCGGCTAAACTCTTCAATAGATCAATTGAATTGTATCATTTTGCGACGCTCCTTTCAAGATTGTGAAAGGAGGAATGTAATATGAAGCAACAAAAAGTTATTTTTTGTACTCACTTTACACGTGATGGCGTAACGTATTACGCAAAAGATTACGGTAAGAAAGCTTTTAGATTTTATGTTGATCCGAAATCAAACAAGATTAACTATACAATCTAATTAGAATAATATTATATATAAAGAATAAGTCCATATATATAGCCGGTAAATGGGCTTTTATTATATTGGTGCACACTGTGTACTTGAATAAGTGGTAAACTAATATCATAAGAAATTATGTCAAGACAGAGGTCTTGGCTTTTTTTATGCAAGAAAGGAGGCGTTCCATGCCAGGAAGAGAACTAACAATCAAAAAATACAATCTAGATTTATATGATCCATATGAAACAGACGGTCCATTTGAAATGCCAGTAATTAAAAAGACACTTCATATTCCTAATGAGTTAATTGGATTCAATGAAGCAATTTCTTCAAAGCATTATCAATCTGGAATTCATATGTTTATTGATGATTATCAGTTTGAGCGCATTTGGAACACTCCCGAACGATATGTGAATGTCTTAAAATGGTATGACTGTGTTCTTACACCAGATTTTTCTCTTTACATGGATATGCCTAGAGCTATGAAAGTATGGAATATCTATAGAAGTAGATTAATTGGCCAATATCTCCAGAGTCAAGGAATATGTGTAATTCCAACAGTTTCCTGGGCAGAAAGAGAAACATACACATTCTGTTTTGATGGTATAGAACCAGGAGGAGTTGTAGCAATTTCAACTATTGGATGTATCAAGGATGAATATGCAAGATCAATTTGGAAAGATGGTGTAGATTACATGATTGATAAACTTAAGCCTACTGTAATTCTAATTTATGGCCAATCTATTGAACATGATTTCAAAGGCGCAAGAGTTATTTATTATAAAAATAAAGTCATAGAGAGGGCAAGAAAACATGGGAGGTAGAGGAGCAAGTAGTGGTGTTAGTGACAAAGGAAAGCCCTATGGGAGTGAATACACTACGGTTTATCAAAGTGGTAATATTAAATTTGTGAAGCAAGTCAATGCTAGTAATGCAAAAGCTCCAATGGAAACGATGACCAGAGGGCGAGTGTACGCAAACGTGAATGATAAAAACGAGATTTCATCAATTTCTTATTATGACAATTCAAATAAACGTACAAAACAGATTGATTTAACACATGATCATCAAAATATGAAGCCACATACTCATCATGGCTATTATCATTCTGAACATGACGGGAAAAAAGGTGCTACAAACTTGACTGCAGAGGAAAGGAAAATGGTTGACCGTGTAAAACGGTTATGGTTAAATAAAAATAAGAAAAGGTAGTCGTATAGGGGTGATTACACTTTGATGTATGCATATCACAAAACGATATGCACTGAGGAAACCTCCGTTCGAATCGGAGCGCCTTTTCGATTTGTTAAAAAATATCAGTTTAAATTTTAAACGCTATCTAAGCATCTTGTTAATTCAAGGTGCTTTTTTTATACATGAATAAGGAGGAAATATTATATGGGTGGAAGAGGCCAATATGTAAATCGGGGGGGGACAGTTGGTTTAACTGTTACCACAGGAGATGGAACTGTATTTGAGTATAGGCAAAAAGGGAAGAAAGTATTTTCTTTTTCTGGGGCATCATTTGCTGATAGTGGAAGTAGGGAAATTCCTAGGACCTTATCCGATATAGCTTCTAGGGCAAAATCTATGGGTTATAAAGTACAAAAGCTTACAAGCCGAGATTTAGCTAATAAAGATTCAGAACAACGTCGTCGAAAAAGACAAATAGCAAAAGAAGTAGATCAATTGTGGGTAAGAGGAGCTGGCTCACCAAGAAAAGGATGGAAAGGGCATTAAGACAGATATTTAATTTCAAAATAATGAAAGGAGGAATTCTATGGCTAAGTTGACTGAAAAGCAAAAGCTTTTTTGTGAGAACTATTTGATAACGATGAATGCAGTAGATGCTTATTTGGAAGTTTATAAAAATTGCAAGAGCCGAGATAATGCATCAAAGCATGCATCCAGGTTATTAGCTTTACCGCATATCAGAGAATATGTGGATGAGTGTCTTGAGAAAGCGCACAGTAACAATGTGGCAGATGTTCAAGAAGTCATGGAATACCTCACAAAAGTAATGCGAAGAGAAATGAAAGAATCTGTTGTCGTTACAGTGACAAAAGAACGCTCAGAGTATGTCGATACAGGAGATGGAAAGCCGAGAAAGAAAACAGTCAAAGAAGAAGTTCCTCAAATCGTTGAGATTCCTGCAAAGCTTTCTGATGCAAATAAAGCTGCGGAATTACTCGGAAAAAGATATGCATTGTTCACAGATAAGGTTCAAGCGGAAATCGTAGTTCCTAAGTTCGAAGGAGAAGATGAACTTGAAGACTAAGACTATCAGGTTACCTGAAATAGTAGGGAAAGGATATAAATCCTATTGGAACTTCAGAGGACGTTATGCTGCATGCAAAGGTTCTCGTGCTTCTAAGAAGTCAAAAACAACTGCATTACGCATCATATACAACATGATGAAGTATGATAAGTCGAATACATTAGTTGTGCGTAAGACTTATCGAACACTTAAAGATTCATGTTTCACGGATTTAAAATGGGCAACAAGAAGATTAGAGGTTGAACACTTATGGGAATTTAAATATTCGCCTTTGGAGGCAACATATCTTCCAACTGGGCAAAAGATTCTCTTTAGAGGGCTTGATGATCCGTTAAAAATAACTTCCATTACTGTAGATTATGGGTTTCTATGTTGGGTATGGCTCGAAGAAGCTTATGAAATAACGAGCGAAAAAGACTTTGATACATTGGATGAGTCGATTCGTGGTGAGTTACCGCCTTATCTTTGGAAACAGTGGATGATTACATTCAACCCGTAGATTTTGCGGCATATAAAAGTGATTTTATATGAAAACCCCTTTAATTTTTGGAAAACCCTACTCGAAAGAGAGGGCAATCAAAAGCTAAGTTTTATTTTCGTTTGTTGCTTGGAATGAAAATAAAAAAAGTTTAACGACTATCCTAACCGCAGTTAATGCGGTTTTTTTAATGGAGTACGCTCAAGTGAGCGGAAATGGGGGGCATCTTGAAAATTCAAGATGGTGATATAGTCTGATCTCATTGGTAACAATGAGCTGCGAAAGCGGTGTAAGATTAACGACCTTACATGAACACAAATGGGAATGAACACCACTGGCTTAAAAAAAGATTCTTTGATGCCAAGGATGACCCTGATATATTAGCCATCACAACCAATTATAAGTGTAATGAATGGCTAGATGAAGCCGATTTAAGATTGTTCGATAACATGAAGGAGAAAAATCCTAGGCGATATCAAGTTGCTGGTCTTGGAAATTGGGGTATCGTTGATGGATTGGTTTATGAGAATTGGAAAGAAGAAGAATTTACACTAGATCAGGTCATTAACTGTGATTCTGTAAATGGTATTGACTTTGGGTATACAAATGATCCTGCTGCAGTTTTTATAGGTTTCATTGATACAGAAAATAAAAAACTTTATGTTTGGGATGAAATTTATAAAAAAGGTCTTTCCAATAAAAAGCTATATGAAGAGATTGAAAACGCGCATTATCAAAAGAAGTCTTTCACGGCAGACTGTGCAGAGCCTAAGTCGATTGATGAGCTAAGAGGGTATGGTCTTCGTGTTGAAAAGTCACAAAAGGGAAAGGATTCCATTACACATGGGATTCAATATATTCAAGATTTCGAAATCATCATTCATCCTAGATGTGTTAATTTCATAACCGAAATTGGTAACTATACATGGGATGAAGATAGATTAGGAAACAAAATAAATCGTCCAATTGATGATTTCAACCACTTAATGGATGCAATGCGTTATGCAGTTGAAAAATATGCATTTGGTCGAGTTAAATTAAGGACGTTTAAAGGAGGTATTTAATGAACGCATACATTATTAAACCAGATACGATATTTAAACTATCTGACGACAAAGACATCCTTAACATCGAAGTGTTGAATGGATTGATAACAAAACATAAATCATTAATAACAGACAGGTATAAAAAGCTATACGACGCCTATATTGGCGATTATCCGATCTTACATCAAAAAGATAAAGAAGCCTATAAACCCGATAACCGTGTGGTGGTCAACTTTGCGAAATACATTGTTGATACATTCAACGGTTTTTTTATTGGCGTTCCGATCAAAGTGTCATCTAAGAAAAAAGAAATTGATGATTATATCAACTTGCTAGATAAATACAATGATCAGGACGATAACAATGCAGAACTATCTAAGATTTGTAGTGTTTTTGGAAAAGGATATGAATTGTATTTTAATGACGATTATGGAAATCTAGGGATTACCTATTTAGATCCAAGAGAAGGCTTCATGGTTTATGATGAATCAACAGTTCAGAAACCTAGATATTTCGTAACATATCAGATTGTAGACGAGGTTATGCGTGGGTATATCTATGACAAAACATATAAGTATGAGTTCAACGATAAAGGCGGTATTCATATATTTAATGGCGTAGAGCATGGATTCAACGATATTCCTGCAACCGAATTTATTGAGAATGAAGAGCGTATGTCTATTTTTGAATCTACATACAGTTTGATCAATGCCTATAACAAAGCAATGTCAGAAAAGGCAAATGATGTTGATTATTTCGCAGATGCCTATTTAAAAATTCTGGGTCCGAAAGTAGAAGATTCAGATTTGGTACACATTCGTGATAATCGAACAATTAACTTTGAGTCAATGGATGGAAGTGGTGATGGAATCGTGGTTGATTTCATGTCAAAGCCAAATGCAGATGCAACACAGGAAAATCTGATTAACAGATTAGAGCGTTTAATCTTCCAAAACTCAATGGTAGCCAATATCAATGACGAGAACTTTGGAATGTCATCAGGTATTGCATTGAGATATAAACTTCTTTCTATGTCAAACCTTGCAAAAGCGAAAGAGCGAAAGTTCACGTCTGGAATGAATCGTAGATATCGTGTCTTATTTAGTAATGCAATCACACATCGTTCTGAAAACGACTGGCTTGAGGTTGAATACAAGTTTACACAAAATTATCCTGCAAACTTATTAGAAGAAGCACAGACTGCTGCACAATTATCAGGAATCGTGTCTCATGAAACCCAGTTGTCGTTTATCTCGGCAGTTGAGGATACGAATGCCGAAATGGAACGTATCAAAAAGGAAGATGAGAATGATATGGTAGAAACTGAAAACCGAATCTTCCAAAATAATGAGGATTCAGAATACGATGAGCAGTAAAACATATTGGCGAGATCGTGAGCTTGAATGGAAAAAGAAACGTTTAAAAGATGAACAGGAATATGCGGATGAGATACAAGAAATATATGCAAATATGATGGATTCGGTTGAAAAAGAAATCGAATCCTTTTTTACTCGCTATGCAAATAAAGAGAACATCACTATGGCAGAAGCTAAAAAAAGAGTCTCAAACATAGACATCCAAGCATATCAAAGAAAAGCCAAGAAGTATGTAAAGGAAAAGAACTTTTCAGATGAAGCCAATGAGCAGATGCGATTGTATAACCTTGCAATGAAAGTCAACCGATTGGAGCTTTTAAAAGCAAACATCGGATTAGAGCTTGTGGCTGGCCATGATGAATTGAAATCGTATACCGGTCAAAAGCTTGAGGGAGCTTATCTAGAAGAGATCAAACGTAATGCTTCTATCTTAGGTGATACTGTGATTGACAATGCGAAGATGGCCAAAACAGTAGCAGATTCATCTTTTAAGAATGCAACCTTTTCAGAACGAATTTGGGTAAATCAAGACCAGCTAAAAAACAGTTTATCCAGTGTTCTATCAAATGCATTGATTCAAGGTAAGAATCCAAGAGAGTTTATCCCTCAGATACGAAAGAAATTCGATGTATCAAGATGCAATGCAGAAAGATTGTTGCGAACAGAAATTGCACGAGTTCAAACACAAGCACAGGCAGAATCTTACGAAGCTAACGGAATAGATGAGTATGAATATGTGGCATGTGGCTTAAAAGATGTGTGTCCATTATGTAAAGAAATGGATGGCAAGGTCTTTAAACTTAAAGACATGGAAATAGGCAAGAACGCTCCACCTATGCATCCAAATTGCCATTGTGCGCTCGCACCTTATTCAGATAGAAAAGTGTATGAACAGTGGCTAAATGGCCTAGCAAATGGAGAACATAGTTTAAGGTTTGATGAGTGGAAAGAAAGACAATCAGATAAAAGCAAAAGCTTTTTAATGTCAAAGGTAAAAAGTAAACTCGCGGAAGCATCAAATGATAAGCGTTATGCCGATTTATCCACAGAATGGAAGAATGATTTTAATATTGAGATAGACGAGTCTGTAAAAGAACTAAATTACTCAAGTGTTTCAAGAGCGCTTAAAAGCTTAAGAAACATGCTAAATCAATATCCAGAAATCAATAAATATGTAAATCGTATATCAACTTCAGATAATGGAGCAATGGTGTTTAGACCAAGTAAAAACGACATTAGCTTAAATCCTGAGTATTTTAAAGGCCCCGATGCCTATAGCAAACTTATAAAAGAGCAGGTAAGAAAAGGTTATTGGATAAAAGGGACAACAATTGAAAGTGATATGGTGCATGAAGCTGCTCATGTTTTAGAATTCGTGTTTTTGAATAGGAATATTAATTATAAGAATACGTTGCAAAAGGAAAATGCATGGAACAACTGTAACGAATCTGAAAAAATAGTTCTAGAAGCCTTTAATAATCTTAGAGCAAAGGGTATAATTAAAGGGAAAAAGTTAAGCAGATTGATTGACGACATTTCGAGATACGCATCCGAAAGTTATTCAGAAACTATGGCAGAAGCTTTTAGTGATTGTTTTATAAATGGCAATAGTGCTCATGAAATATCAAAAGAAATCAAACGATTAGTAGATATTAAGCTGAGGAGGTAAATAATCATGCATTTGGCGCCAATTTGGGACCCTTATATTGACAGGGAAAAGTCAACAATTAAAAAAAAGGTATTAAAACCGGATACTCCACAAGAAATTAAAGAAGCCTTTGAGAAGCATCAAGAAGAATTGAAAAAACCGGTCAAGGGTTATGTAGATAAGTAGTTAAATCAAAAAAATAAGGTGATGAATATGGAACCTAATAGACCATTAATTATTCCAAAGGAACTAATGAGTCCTGATGCAGAAACAAAGAAAAATTGGGATTTATTTGATGATATGCTTAAGCAAACGGAAGAATTGATTAAATCAGGAAAATTGAATTAAGTTTAATATTGAATAGGCCGATAAGTGTCGGCTTTTTTACTTATAGTGAAAGGAGATACTATTATGGCTAGTAATGATATGCAGGTATTGATGTACAAGATTTTAAAGTATTTATATGAATGTATGAAACTTGGTAAAGAAGCAAGGCTAGAAGACTTTTCATATAATTCCAAACTCTTTGATATCCCTAAAAACTATTGGTTGGAAATTATTTGCACATTAGTAACCCATGGCTACATCAAAGGATTTAAGGTATATGAGAACAAGTATAAGGATGTTAAACTTTATATAGAAAACGACCCGCCATTCAAGATTACCTATGAAGGTGTTATCTTTTTGGAAGAAAACAGTGGCATGAAAAAAGCATCTGAATTTGTAAAAGATTCTTTTAACGTCGTGCTATCTTCTTTGTTGGGTGTTATTCTATAGAAAAAATATGACATATTTATGGTCACTCAAACGAGTGGCCTTTTATTATGCAAGGGAGTGATACTATGTGATAAAAATTAAGATTAAACAGACAGAAAGTGATTGCCTGATTGAAGTGCATGGCCATGCGCATTACGCTCCGATAGGAAAGGATATCGTCTGCAGCGCTATCTCAGTACTATTTTTGACATTGGCCAATTCAATCGACGAAACATCCGATGCACTTTGCAGATATTACGCACCTGATAAAGATAGCAAGACGTTGTATATCTCAGATTTGGACCTTGCTGGAGAATTAGCAATTAATTTCTTCAGAGTTGGATGCAAAGGCACAGAAGAAGCATATCCTGAATGTGTGGAATTGAGAGATGTGTAATCACAAATATTTGGAGCGTGTCGAAAAAGTTTATTTTGACAAGTGGCTAGAGTGCATCGTTGAAGTACGTAATCAACGGTGCATTTTTTGTGGAAAAGCCAAGACTTACAAAGCCTACATATCCACAGTTCCAAACAAGACCAAGCATTCACGTCGTTAAACTGTATGGGTTATAGGCCAAGCATTTAAGCCTTAAAAAGATATGGGAAATGACAAGCAAAGTCAGAAAAATAGGAGGAAATATAAAAATGAAAAAATTCAATGACAGACTACCTTTTTGCTTACAACTTTTTGCAGATGAAACTTCCGGCGAAAATGAGAGTGCAGGAACAGAAAACACTCAATCAAATCAGACTCAATCAAATCAGGGACAAGACAACCAAGAAAAAGACAAATCATCTGAAAAGAAATATTCAGATAAAGATTTGGATGCGATTCTTGACAAAAGGTTTGCACGTTGGAAAGCAGATCAAGAAAAAGAAAAAGCAGAAGCTAAGCGCTTAGCCGACATGAATGCTCAAGAACGAGCAGAAGCAGAACGTGACAAGGTACAAAAAGAGTTGGATGAATTGAAAGCAAAAAATGCGATTGCAGAAATGACAAATGAAGCACGCAAAATGTGCACAGAGCACAATATTAACGTTGGAGATGATCTTTTATCTGTTCTAGTTAATCAAGATGCAGATAAAACAAAGAAAGCGGTTGATGCATTCGTTAAGATGTTTGAACAAGAAGTAGAAAAAGCAGTTAAAGAAAAACTGAAAGGTAACGGTCCTAAACGTGGAGGTTCAAACAAAGGGGTAACTCGTGAATCAATCTTGAATATCACTGATCCAATGGAAAGACAACGCATGATTGCGGAAAATATGGATTTATTCCAGTAAATAGAAAGAGGTTAATTACATATGAAAAAAATTTATAAAGGCATGAACTTACAAATGTTTGCAGCACCTACAGGATTAACAGGAGCAGATAACATCCAGGTGAGAGCACATGAAATTGATTTTGTTACTAGTTTTGGAAAGAATATCCAAGCTTTATTGGATGTATTAGGAATCATTCGCCCAATTCGTAAAGCAAACGGTTCTGTTTTAAAAACAAAGAAAGTAACAGGAACATTACAGGATGGAAAGGTAGCAGAAGGTGAATCAATTCCATTAAGCGAATACAAAGTTGAAGAAGAAGTATTCGATACAATTCGAATCGAGAAATTCCGCAAAGCCGTATCTATTGAAGCAATTGCAGAAAAAGGTTTTGAAGCTGCAGTATCTGATACAGATGAACAATTCCGTATTGATTTACAAGATAACATCACTGATCGCTTATATAAACAGTTGAATTTAGGTAGCTTAGTAGGGCATGAAGCAACTTGGCAAATGGCAATCGCAATGGCAATCGGTAATGTTAAACACAAATTCCAACAGATGAAACGAAATACTACTGGTATTGCCGTATTCGTCAACACATTGGATGCTTACCGCTATTTAGGAGAAGCTAATGTATCTATGCAGACTGCATTTGGTTTAACATACATTAAGAATTTCTTAGGAGCAGATATTGTATTCTTAACAGACCGAGTTGCAGAAAAAACAGTAGTAGCAACTCCAATGAACAACATCATTGCATATTATGTAGATCCAAGTGATTCTGAATTTGTAAAAGCAGGACTTTCATATACTACAGATAGTACTACTGGCTTCTTAGGATTCCATGTAGAAGGAAACTATGATCGTGCTATTTCTGATATGTTCGCAATCATGGGATTACGTTTAATGTGCGAATATCAAGATGCAATTGCACACTTTGCAGTAGGTGATGCTGATACTCAAACATTGCGTGATTTAACATTGACTGCTTCTGAAGGTGAAGAAACAGGAACAACAAAAGTAGCGGTTGCAGAACAGTTACAATCCATAAAGAATAAATTCAAATATAAGGTAGGAGCTTCTGAAGAAACTGTTGCTTATGGTGCAGACGTAAAAACATGGAAGAATTTCGAAGAAGGAGCAGATATTAAAGCAGAAGCAACTAATCACTGTACTGTAGTTGAATGTGATCAAAACTATAAAGCAGTTTCAAAAGGCGATGTAGTTGTTGATTTAAAGGCATAGGTGATTGAATATGTCGACAACAACCGTATTAAATGATGTAAAACTGCTTCTTGGTTTGCAAACTGATGATGAAAAGCTAGATACCATTGTAAGACTTACGGAAAGTCGACTTAAAACGCTTCTAAGCGTCCAAATCATACCTGACGAACTAGAATATATCATTACTGAAGTGTCCATCAAACGCTTTAATAGGATTGGTTCTGAGGGTGTTCAAACACATTCAGTTGAAGGGGAGTCAATGTCATTTAATGATGATGACTTCTCTTCTTTCTCTTCTGAGATTCAATCCTGGAGAGATGAGCAAGCCAATCAAAATAAAGGAAAGGTTCGGTTCTTATGAGATACGATAAACCTATTTACTTCCAAAAGTTTGTGCAAGGTTCTTATAACGAGAACACAGGCAACTATGAAGATGGTTCACCTGTAGAAGAAATGGTAATGGCTTCCGTAATGGATACAAGAACTGAAACTATGATGCAGGTATACGGACAAATCAGACAAGGAAGCCTTACTTGTCATATACAGAACATCTATCAAAAACCTTTTGATCATATTCGAATCGGTAAAAAGAAATACAAAGTAGATTATTCACGAAGACTCCGTACAAAGGAGTCTTTTATTCTGTCTGAGGTGCAATAAATGGCAAAAGTTGAAATAAGAGGATTAGACAAACTGCAGAAGAAGCTAAAAAAGAATTGTTCTTTGGAAGATGTGAAAACAGTAGTCAAACAAAACGGTATTGAAATGCAAAGTAAAACTGTTAGCAACGCTGTATTTACAAAAGGATATTCCACAGGAACAACTAAAAGAAGTATCAGAGGTGAAACACGTGATGGAGGATTCACATACGCAGAAGGTCCAACAACACATTATGCACCTTATGTTGAGTTTGGAACACGTTTCATGGACGCTCAGCCTTTTGTTAGGCCTGCGTTTAAACAACAAGTACCAGCCTTTAAATCTGATATGAAGAAACTAGTTAAGTAGGTGATGATATGGATTCGCAGCAGGAATTATTTAGTACATTACTAGTGCAATTAAAAAAAGAGTTAAAGAGTAAAGAAATTAGCGTATATGATACGTTCCTTCCATGTGAAGGGACACCATATCCGTATGTATACATTGGTTCAAGTCAATTGGTAGACGATTACGGAAATAAAACAATGATTCTAGGTACTATCACACAAGTTGTGGATGTATGGCACAACAATCCTAGGAAGCGTGGAGAATTATCGGAAATTATGCAAACCATTAAGAAAGTAGCTAGACAAATTAACCACACAAACAACTTTGCTTTTATGATCCAAAATATCAACCAACGGATATTGTCGGATTCTAGTACAGGAGCACCATTGATGCATGGTGTTCTTGAGTTGGATTTTAAGATTACAGGAGGAAGAAAATAATGAAATTTGATTTACAAATGTTCGCAGATAAAGTAATTGAAGCGGTAAATGGTAAGCAGCTTATTTATCTTTTCAGAGTTGCAAAAGATTCAAAGAAAGAAAATGCTAGTGCAATTGCTTTCCCAACAGAAAACGAACGAAACGTTACAAAAGATGCAGATACAACTGCTACAAAAGATGGAACTATTCGTACACCATCAGTGGCAGAAATTGAAATCACATCGACATCTATTATGCCAAAAGGTGATGCAATCATTGATAAATTAGAAAAGGCTATGTTGGCAGATGAATTAGTCGAATGTTGGGAAGTAAACCTAGCGGAAGAAGGAACTGAAACAAATGTCGGTAAGTTTAAAGCCAAATACTACCAAGGATATTTAACAGAATGCTCGATTTCATCTGAAGCAGAAGGCTCTGTGGAAGTAGATTTGACGTTTGGAGCAAATGGAAATGGTGCAGATGGATATGCATCAGTAACTAAAGAACAACAGGAGATCGCATCTTACGTTTACAAAGATGTAACTAAAGAAACAGAAAGCGTATAGAAAATAGGGGGCAGAAATTGCCCCTTTTATATTTGTATTTAGAAAGTGAGGACTTTGAATGAGTAAATACATGGAAATTGAAGTAAATGGAGAAATTTATAAACTAGTAGCAGGATTTGGGTTCTTGCACGAGGTAAACAAAAAAGTAACTGTAGATGTACCTAATACAGGCAAGAAAAAAGAAGTAGGCTTGAAATTTATTGTCGCAAGCATCATGGATGGAGATATTGATGCATTAGCAGATTGCATTTTCTACATGAATGTAGGACAAACACCAAGATTAAAGAAAGCGGATGTCGAAAATTATCTAGAAGACGTTGATGATATCGACAAAGTTTTTGAGGATGTAATCAATTTTTTATCTCAAGCGAATGTGTGCAAGAAAGAAGTGAAACCACTAGTGAGCACGCAGGAAGCAGAGAAGAAGTAGAAGAAACATTCAATGAATTTTACGAACGTGTCGCTATGACTTGTTTTAGATACCTAGACTTCAAAAGTTTGGACCAGGTAAATAATATTACACCTTACGAATATCGGCTTTTAATGAAGTCTAAAGAACTTCGAATCGTGGATAAACAGTACGAAATACACTTGCAAGCTTATTTAAATATGTCAGCGCAAGCAAGAAGGCGAGCAGGTAAAAAGATGAAACCTGTTTATACGAAATTCGATAAATTCTTTGACTATCAAAAGCAGTTAGACAGAGTTATGGGTATTAAGAAAAAAAGCAAGTTTGATGGCTTAGCACAGTTCATAAAAGAACAAAAGAAGGAGGGATAACAATGGCAGAAAGTTTTAGCGTTGAGGCTATATTGTCGGCAACTGATAAAAATATGACCTCAACAATGAAAAAAGCTTTAGGAGCGTGTGAATCATTTGGCGATAGAGTTAAATCTATTGTGGCTGGCGTTGGTGTAACAAAGGTTATTGGCGCAACAATGAACGTTCTAAGCTCATCTTTTGATGGTGCTATAAACAGATTTGATACCATGCAATCCTATCCAAAAGTAATGAAGTCTTTGGGGTTCGAAGTTGAGCAATCTCAAAAGAGTGTTGCAAAGTTAAATCAATCGGTTCAAGGCTTACCAACGAGCTTGGCGGATGTCGTTACAACATCTAAATCATTGGCGGCCGTTACAGGTAATATTGACAAGGCAACGGATACTACAATCGCATTGAACCATGCGTTTTTAGCAAGTGGATCTAGTTCTGAAGATGCATCACGTGGATTACAACAGTATTCACAGATGCTTGCTAAAGGTACAGTAGATATGCAGTCATGGAGAACATTGCAGGAAACAATGGCACCTGCATTGACAAAGGTTGCAAAAAAACTAGGTGTTGCGAGTGGAAATACAAATGAATTGTATGAAGCATTGCAGAACGGAACTATTTCATTTGACCAGTTAAACGATGCAATGATTGAATGTGATACTGAAACAGGTGGATTTGCAGATACTGCATTAGAAGCTTCTAAAGGTGTTAAAACATCTATGACTAACATCAAGAGTGCGGTGCAGAACCTTGAACAAGGATTCATGTCTGCAATGAATAACATGTTGAAATCAAAAGCTATGGGAGGATTGGTTGATAATCTAGAAAAGATTAAATCTAAAATCTACGATTTCAGAAATTCAATCATGGAAACTAAGGATGATGGTTTAACATGGGATTTTAAGCCTGGAGTCATGGAGAATGTTTCAAAGGCTATGGATTGGCTTGCAGACAGAGCAAACAATGCTAAAGCTATGGTCCAACAATTCTATGATGGCTTTATGAAAACGGATGCTGTACAGAATGCAATTACAATGTTCGATAAAATCAAAGATGCTATTGGTAATGTAATGGATAAGTTACAAGACAGTAAAGTCTTTGAACAGTTAGGACAGGATATTGGAAATATCATTGCAAAAGTAGAAGATGTAACAAGTAAGATTGCAGACTTTGTAGCAAATCTTAAAACGGAAGATGTTAAGAAGTTTGCAGGTGCAGTTAAATTATTGGCTGGAGCATTTGTTGGAGTAAAAGTTGGTAGCAAATTAACTAGCACAATCAAAGGAGTCGTTGGCTCTGCACAGAGTGGCTATTCAAAGCTAAAATCAATCATGGATAAAATCAAAGGCATTGGAGGTACAGAAGGTGCTCTAACTTCTAGTCCTTCTTCAAGTGGTGTATCTGATATTGGAAATGCAAGTATACAAACTGCACAAAAAACATCTAAAGCAGCTCAGATTATTAATTCAGCATTTGAAGGAATTTCAAATGTTATTTCTTCTGTGTGTGAAGGAGCGAAAGGAATCATTACCGGTCTAGGAGATGCAATCAGTAATGTATTCGAAGGACTTGGAAATGGAATTAAATCCGCATTAGAAGGAGTCGGTACAGTTATTGAATCATTCGGTACTGCAATCAGTACAGTAGCGCAAGGAATCGGTCAGGGTTTAGCAACTGCATTTACAGGTTTAGGAACTGCAATTGCAATGGTACCGCCAACTACATGGTTAGCGTTGGCAGCGGCTATTCTTGCCACTGGTGCTGCTATGGCATTAGTTGCATCTCAAGGAGAAGGCATGAAAGCAATTCTCGAAGGTGTTGCAGATGTTGTCTCTGCTTTTGGCCCAGTTATTAAAGATGTTTTTGAAGGGATTTCAAATGTGATTCAATCATTTGGTGAAACAGTAAGTGGAATCTTAAACTCAGTATCAGGAGTGATTAAATCTATTGGACAGTCTGCATTAAATGCAGGTAAAGGTTTCAAACAACTAGCAAATGGAATCAAGATTATTACGAGCCTTAACTTAATTGATATGGGAGCTAGTCTAGGAGCGGTAGCAGTAGGAATTGGAGCTATTGCAACTGCATCAAGTGGAATGGGCGATACTGGTGCTCAAATGATGGCATTAGCAACCGCATTAACAATGATCGTATCAACTCAAGCAGGTATTGAATCATTATCGGCAACAATTCCGTCATTATCAGATGCTTTAAGCTCATTAAGCGAAATTTCAGAACCATTAACAGTTGCAAGTGGAGCTATGACTGCATTTGCAGGAGCTATTGCACCAGTTGCAAGTTCTGTAATGGCTACTGCAACAAGTATTGCGGTGTTAGTTACAGTGGCTTCAACAATTAGTAGTGCATTTACAAGTGCATCTAGTGCATCAGTAACGTCTATTAACGCAATTGTTACCGCAATGACAAATGCAGAAGCAAAAGCAACGACATCAGGAACCGCAATGGGAACTAACTTTACTAAAGGGTTAGGTAGTGGTCTTAAAACAGGTGTATCAGTTGCAAAAAGTTCTTGTCAATCAATTATATCTGCATTTAATTCATGTCAATCACGAGCAGAATACTGTGGTCGTATGATTGGTCAAGGTTTAGCAAATGGATTAAGAGCAAGCGAAGGTCAAGTAAGATCTGCGGCCGCTAGTTTAGCAGCAGCTGCGGATGCAGCTATTCAGGCAAAAGCTAAAATCGGTTCTCCGTCAAAGGTTACTAGAAAAGATGGTATGTGGATTGGTAAAGGTTTTGTTCTAGGCCTTGAATCAATGTATTCTGACGTAAAAAGAGCTTCAGAGGACTTATTATATCTTCCAATGTTAGATGCTCCTAAAATGGCTTTTGGAGGGATTGTAAGTGATATGAATCCTGATTACGAATATACGAACAATGCTCAATTGACGATTGAAACACCACTTTATATCAATGATCGTGAATTTGCACGTGCAACATATAGAGCGAATCAGAATGAGTTTGATAGACACTCTAAATTCAACGAAAGATTGCGAGGTAACAAGTAATGTATGCATTCGTAAATACAGTGAACAGTGGCATTGTCGGTACTAACCTACCGACAGAAGCCATGTCATACAATGGCGTATATTTAGAAAATGAAATTGATGGTTATCGAACACTTTCTGTAACAGGTCGTGAGTTAATGGAATCAGAAGTTACGGATCAAGAAATTGATGGGATGGATGGCTCTTATTACAGATATAAAACTACACCTACAAGAACAATTACTGTTAGGTATCAATTATTAGCTAGAGGCAGTAGAGAATTTCGTGATGCTTTCAATAAAATGAATAAACTGTTGAGTGGTGAGCAAGTAAAAGTCATTTTTAACGATGAAAGCGATAAGTATTTCATTGGAACAAAGACTTCAAATACACAGGTTGATGGCGGAAGCAACAACGTGATTGGTGAGATTGAAATCTATTGCTCAGACCCTAGGAAGTATTCAACCACAGAAAAAGAGTTTACTGCTATTGATGGAGTGTTGAATATTGTAAATGAAGGAACTGTACCAGTTAGTATTGATTATGACATCACAACAACATCCGAAACAGGATATATTGGTTTGGTATCTGAAGAAGGAATCATGCAGTACGGAAAAATCGAAGAATTGGATGGTGAGACGTACAAACAAAGTGAATGGTTAGCATCTATTGATGATTTTTATAAATGTTCAGATGATATTGGCGGTACTGATGTAATGCATCCAAGTTATGGAACAAATGGAACGCTAGCCGAACACACTTGGTTTGATAAAAAGTTTATTGGATTAGGTTCGGTTGGAACAAAAAAAGGAAATGCAAACGGTGGATTAAGAACATTCGTGTTGCCTGCAGATTCAAGTGGAGATGCAAGTGGCGCTAAGAATTTCTATTGTTGGTTTCATTTGTGTTTTTATGCCGGCCTTATGGGACAGACTGGTGAAATGTGTATCAACTTCTTAACTGAAGATGATAAATTCATCTGTGGATGTAATTGGTACAAGACAGATGCAATCGGTAACACTGGCCATTATGAAATATGGGCAAATGGTAAGGTGTTGAAAAATTGGCAATTTACAACATCACATTTACAAGCTCAGAATCCTTTTTATTACAAATGGGGAAGTTGCGATGTTTTAAAAGAAGGAGCGAACATTAGATTCTTCTTCTGGGCAAGATACTACAACTTCTACATCCCAGAGATTGAAAACATGAAGTGTGCAAAGATTCAAATTGCTTTCAAACAATGGGGAGATAGAAGTGGTAACAAAGTGATGTCAATGATGGGATTTGATGTCATTGATTTTGAAAAAATGAATGTTGAGAAATGGAAAGATATTCCTAATAGGTATCCAAGCAGTACTAAGATTACTATTGACGGAAAATCATCTCGTATTTATGTAAATGGAATGGCTAGACCAGAAGATGAAGTGTTAGGTACTCAGTACTTTAAAGCACCAGTTGGAACATCAGAAGTTAAAGTTACGTGCTCAGAATGGACTAAATCTCAACCGACAGTAAAAGCTAGAATAAGGGAGGCATGGCTATAATGGAACAAATCAGAATTGCAGTATTAAATCCTTACAATAAGGTTCTAGCGTTTTTAGACAATACTGTGCCTAATGCAATGCATTATTTTGATGAAACCTTGCACACGTATCTGAAAGGCTCATCTTATACGTTTGAATTTACTACAATGACTGCACATGATGATGCAGTCTTTTTAGTTGAAGGAAACAAGCTAAGTTTTAAACGTAAAGGTAAAGACTATCATTTAACGATTATGAGCGTTGAAAAAGGTGGTGATACTACAAGTATTACCGCCTATGGTCTTTGCTTAGAATTGACGAATGAATATGTAGGTGAATATAAAGCTGCTAAAGCTATGTCGTTTGTTGAATATATCAATGCGTATGGATTTGAGCGCTCTTTTGTGATTGGAAAGAATGAAGTATCTAATAAGAAGATTAGTCACGAATGGACAGGTACTGATACAGTACTTGCAAGACTGTATTCAATCGCAAATGTATTTGATGCAGAATTAGAGTTCGTAACTCAATTGAATGATGATTACTCTTTGAAAAATGTTGTATTGAATATTTATCGTGCTCATTCAGATTCAGTTCAAGGCATGGGAACAGATAAACGCAGTACGATCTTGAGATACCCAAACAACATTTACGGAATCACTAAAACAAGTGATATTACTGAGTTATACACTGCAATCAGGCCTACAGGAACAAATGGATTGCAATTGAACTCAATCAGTGGTCGAGTTATTAGAGATGCAAATGGAAATGTTTTGTATAAAGTTCAAGGTAACAATATACTAGCCCCTCAATCTAGAGATAGATTCCCTTCAACGCTAATCACAAATCATTCAAATGATATGTACGCAGTGCAAATTTGGTCTTATGAAACTGAAAATGTTGAAACCTTGTATGGTCAAGCGCTAGCACAATTGAAAAAGAACTGTGTCCCTAAAGTTACATACGATGTTGACGCATATATTGATGGTGATATTGGTGATACATTCACGATTGAAGATGCAGAGTATTCACCTACTTTATATTTAGAAGCACGAATCACTGAACAAGAGATTTGTTTTACTGATTCAGAAAAGTGCAAGACGATATTTGATAACTTTGAAGAAAAACAATCGCAGATTAGTTCGGCTCTTATTTCAGAAATGAACAAGATGATTGAATTGAAAAAGGTTTATGAAGGCTCAATTGTATCTTCAAATGGAGTTCTGTTTAAGAATGATTCGGATAGCACTAAATTGACCGCATTAGTCAAGGATGATGGTGTTGATATTACATCTAAGTATTCAATCACATGGTTCAAGGATGATGTACAAATATCAACAAACCAAACAATCACAGTTAGTGCCTCAGATCTATCAGAAAAGGCTGTGTATCGCTTTAAAGCTATGAGTGGTGAAATACTTAAAGCAAGTGCAGAAGTCACTGTAATGCGATTACAGGATGGTCAGAATGGAACGAGTGCATATGTGCATATTGCCTATGCCAACAGTTCAGATGGTCGTGTTGACTTTAGTTTGACAGATTCAAATCGTAAATTTATTGGTCAGTATTCTGACTCAAAACAGTATGGTTCTGATGATCCAACCAAATACCGATGGTCAACGATCAAAGGTGAAGATGGTCAGTCATTTGTGAGTGCCGAAGAACAGTTCTATTATTCTACATCAAAGACTGAATTAATCGGTGGTGAGTGGTTCGTTGGAAATGTGGTCTATCAAAGTGATAAGTTTTTATGGAAACGTTGGAAGTGTACGTATGCTAATCCAAGTGAAATCAAGTATACAAAAGCTATTTTTGACAACACTTGGAATGAAATTGATGCAAAAATCGGTGAGATTCATACACAAGTATCAGAAGCTAACAATCAATCGAAAGAAGCAGTTGATAAGGCAACGCAAGCTCAAACGACTGCAAGTAAAGCGAATGAATTGGCTAACGCTGCTAACACTCAATCGAGTGAAGCTAAGCAACTAGCACAAGATGCGAATACAAGCACTGGCAAAGCTCAGAAACAGATTGATGCAATTAAAGGTGATATTACTGATTCAAAGAAACAAATTCAAAGTGCGGTTGACCAAGCAAATGCAAATGCTAAAGAAATCAATTCAGTAAAAGAAATATATGCTACAAAAGTTGATTTAACTACTGAATCAAAAACAATTCATGCAGATGTTACAACTGAAATTGAAAAGAAAGTCGGTGAATTGTCGACTACTGTATCAGAAACTTATGCTTCTAAGAGTGATTTAACAACGCTTGAAGGAAGCATGAACACGCAATTTAAACAAACTGCAGATACAATATCAACTCATGCTAGTTCTATTGAAAAATTGCAATCAGATACAACTCAGGCTCAGTTAGATATTACAGAGGCAACGAAAAAAGCGTCAGATGCTCAAACTCAAGCTAGTACTGCATTAAGTAACGCTCAGAGTGCTCAAACTCTGGCAGACCAAGCGAAGAAAAAAGCAGATAGTGCTCAATTAAATTTAGATAGTGCTAACAAAGAGTTAGCGGATGCAAAACTAAATCTAGAAACAGTTACAGGTCGTGTTGATGCGACTGAGGGAGAAATTACAAAAGCTCAAACTCGATTAACTAATGCAGAGTCGGCAGTTAAGAAAGCTCAGACAGATGCAACTACGGCTCAAAGCAATGCACAGACTGCAATCGACAATGCCAAGACTGCACAAACAACTGCAGATGCTGCTAAAGCTAATGCAGAGCAAGCACAGAAAGATTTGAATGCTTTAACAAATCGCGTTACTAAAACTGAAACTGCAATTAATCAGAACGCAGAAAAAATCACGTTACAAGCTAAATCAGTCACTGAAATAAAAGGAATTGCGAGCAGTGCAAACAGTAATGCATCAAGTGCATTAAATAAAGCCAATAGTTTAACTGATCGTGCTAATAGCGGTGAGTTTGACGGACGAGGTGTGGCAAGCACATCTGTTGAGTATCAAGCTTCTACTTCTGGCACTACTGTACCTACAGGAACATGGTCACCTACAATTCCTACTGTTGCTCAAGGTTCATATTTATGGACTAGAACTACAACTAACTATACAAGCGGAACACCTACTGTTGGATATTCTGTAGCAAGAATGGGTGTAAATGGTGCGAAAGGTGACAAAGGCGAAACTGGACAAACAGGTCCACAAGGACCACAAGGCTTGAAAGGCGATACGGGTTTGCAAGGTCCCAAAGGTGCCACAGGTGCAACTGGACCTCAAGGTGTTCAAGGCGTTAAAGGAGATAAGGGAGCCACAGGTCCTCAGGGACCAACTGGTGCGACAGGTACTGGTGTAGCTAGTATGACTCAACAATATTACATGAGCGATTCTAAGACCACTCAAAGTGGCGGCTCATGGGTTGAATCAATGCCAACGTGGTCAAATGGTAAGTATTTATGGACTAGATATAAAGTTGTTTATAAGAATCCAACTTCAACAGTTTATACAACTCCAGTATGTGATAGCTCATGGGAGGCAGTCAATGAAGAAAGTATTAAGCGACAATCTGCAATCGAAACTAAAGCGAATGAAATTACTTCAAAAGTTTCAGAAACTTACGTGTCGAATTCAGCATTTGAGCATTATCAAAAAGATGTTACATCTCAATTCACACAAACAAAAGATGATTTTACATGGACAATCGGCCAAAATATTAAATCAGCCAAAACTGAAATTGATGGTCAAATCAATGGTATAAATGGTACTTTAAAAGGTTTAACAGACACAACTGATGAAATCAAAAGCTACATGAGCTTTGACAACGATGGATTAACTCTAGGTAAATCAGACAGTGCATTTAAAACTAAGATTACAAATCAAGAATGGTCGATTCAAAAGAATGGTGCGAAAGTTACTTATATAAACGATCAAACAATGTACATTACAGATGGACAATTTACGCAGTCTTTAAAAATCGGTAACTTTGGCTTTGTTCCAAGAGCAAATGGCTCTTTGGACTTTAAAAAGATAAGGTAGGTGATTGAATGGCACAATTTAGTGGAAGCATAGGAATAAGTACAGGGCAGACAGATAAGTATTCATTATTATTAGATGTTTCAGAGAAATCTTATTCAATTGAAAATAACACATCTCAAGTTGAGTGGTGGGTTGGTATCCGTTCGAACACTGCATACCATAATCATTACGGATTGTCAGAAACGTATAAAGTTGTAATCAATGGAACGACTGTACACAATGCAGTACATACACCTACAGTAAACAGTGGCGCTACTGTATGGGTAGCAAGTGGGACAACTACTGTATCACACAATGCAGATGGTTCTAAATCTATATCAGTCAGTGCATCATTTAACAATGCAGATAGAGGAACATATTTACCAACAACAGGCTCATGCAGTGGTAGTTTAAAGTTAACGACAATACCACGTGCAACTACTCCATCAATTGATAAACCTAGTTTAGATTGTGGTAGTGCAATTAAGATTAGTGGTACAAGCGCATCAAGCAACTATTCACATAAAGTTTATGTAACTTGGAATGGAACAAAAACACAAATAGGAACAATAGCTAGTGGTACAACAACCCCTAGCTTTTCTTATACCATTCCGACAGATTGGGAAAAGAATATTCCTGATTCAACAAGTGGTATTGCTACATTTACATTAGAAACAATAAGTGGTTCAACATCAGTTGGTTCTAAAACAGTAAACGCGACAATTAAAGTAAGAAGTGGTGTCGTTCCTAGTATCGGAACTGTATCAATATCTGATACAAATTCAATTTGCGCAGGAATAGGTCAATATGTTCAGAGTCAATCAAAGTTAAAATTCACGATTGCTACAAGTGGTAATCAAGGCTCAACGATCACATCAGTATCGACTAAATTCAATGGCCAAACGTACAGTGGTAGCACGTTCACAACTCAAGCGATTCAAAACAGTAGTACGCTATCATACACAATCACAGTTACAGATTCACGTGGTCGTACTGCTACTAAGAGTGGTTCAATAAATGTAGTTGCATACAATCCACCTAGTCTTACAAATGTAAGTGCAAAGCGTGCTAATTCTAGTTATGCAATTGATGAATCAAGTGGAACGTATGCTTTATTGCACTTTAAAGTAGGCTTTACTGGTCTATCGAACAAGAATGTAACATCATTCTATATCCAATATAGAGCAAGCGGTGCTAGTTCATGGACTAAGATTAATTCATGGGCTAATAACTACACTTTGGAACAAGATTACAAAGCAGGTAATTTATTTACCTCGACAACGACAACGTATGAAATTGCATTCGGTGTTAAAGATAAATTCATGAGTGATTATTCTTGGCAAATAGTAACAGTAACACCTACTTACACATTGATAAACTTTGGTAAAGATGGAAAATCACTTACTTTCTTTGGCCAAGATGGTAATAACGCTAACCGATTAACTGTAAATGGAACTTTAAAAGTAAATTCAATGAGTGAGAACATATCATCTAATCATTTATTAGTTGATAATGGTGGTATGATTCAATACCGTGATTGGAATAAATTAGTAAGCTCAATCAAGAGTGCAATGTATCCAGTTGGTTCAGTTTATATCACGTATAACAATGTCAATCCTGGCACATTCCTTGGTGGTACATGGGAAAGATTCGGGCAAGGTAGAACGCTAGTCGGTGAAGGTACTGGGAATGATGGTAGTACAAGTATGTCCTTTACGTCCAATTCAACTGATGGAAAATACAAGAATACTCACTACCACGTTACTTCTTTTGGCTGGGATATGAATGCATTCTATGCTGGTA